ATAATAGCAGAATAGGAGATTAAATTATGGCTATATCACGAGGACAACTAGTTAAAGAACTAGAGCCAGGTTTGAACGCACTGTTCGGCTTGGAATATAAACGTTACGAAAACCAACATGCTGAGATATATGCAACAGAAACATCAGACAGAGCTTTTGAAGAAGAAGTTATGTTATCTGGTTTCGCTAATGCTCAAGTAAAACCTGAAGGTTCAGGTGTAGTTTTTGACAATGCTCAAGAAACTTACACTGCAAGATACACTATGGAAACTGTGGCTCTTGCCTTCGCTATTACTGAGGAAGCGGTGGAAGATAACCTGTATGACAGACTGTCAAGCAGATACACAAAAGCGTTAGCTAGAAGTATGGCTAATACTAAGCAAGTTAAATCTGTTAACCCTTTGGTTAATGGTTTCGGAGGTGGTTTCACTTCTGGGGATGGTGTTAATTTATTTAGCACAGCTCACCCAACAATTGCTGGTACTACGTCAAACACTTTAGCTACAGCAGCTGACTTAAACGAAACTTCATTAGAGCAATCTCTTATTGACATTGCAGCGTTTACTGATGAAAGAGGTTTAAAAATTGCAGCGAAAGCAACAAAAATGATTGTTCCTTCTGCGCTACAATTTCAAGCTGAGAGATTGATGAAATCAGAAGGCAGAATTCAAACTGCTGATAATGATATCAACGCAATCAGATCAATGGGAATGGTTCCTCAAGGTTACAGAGTGAACAATTTCTTAACTGATCCTAATGCGTTCTTCCTTATCACTGATGTTCCAAACGGAATGAAACATTTCGTTAGAACACCAATCAAAACAGCTATGGAAGGTGACTTCGATACTGGAAACTTAAGATTCAAAGCTAGAGAAAGATACCAATTTGGTGTTTCTGACTTTAGAGGAATTTTCGGTTCTCCTGGAATCAGTTAATAGATAATTTTGAGGCGGGACACAATCCCGCCTCATTCAAGAAATAAGAAAGATAAACCTATGAAAAAACTTCTCATTAATATTTGGGCCTATAATCATCACGCTAAATTTACTATATTAGCTGAAGATAATGCTAAAAGTGTAGAAAATGCTATACTTGACAAACTAGGAGATAAAAGTATAAAATGGGAAGATCTTGGAGTTAGTTATGACGACAAGAAAAATAGAATAACTTTTGAAGAGGTTATAAATGATACAAGACCTATACAAACAAAAAAGGTCCTTGGAGTTGAAGTGGGAACAGGAGCATATTGACAATAATAGATATACTCTTGAAATGGTCAGAATTGATGACAAAGTTAAACAAGTCATTACTGAGATCAAGCTGGAAGAAGCAGCTATTGCCCATAGACAAAACGCTGTAGAAGGCGCTGCTCCTGAAGTTTCTGTAGCTACTTAATAAAAAGCTACATCGTTGGAAAAATCCACTCCACATTACAGGCTCTCTTGCACTCTACTCAAATCTAGTATATAAAAAATACACTATACATAAATTGAATATCGACGCGTATAGTCGACGGCCTAGAGACGGTATTCAAATAACTAGGAGGATAATAATATGGCAAATACAACTTTTTCAGGACCGGTCATTTCTAAAAATGGCTTTATAACTACAGGCCCTGGAGCAACAAAAGCAATTAATTCTACTGGCTTAGGTGCAAGCGGTTTAGCTTTAACCGTTAACGACCATGCTGGAAGAATTTTAATTTCACAAGACGCAGATGGTATTTATAAGTTGCCAAGCATTAACACTAATGCAAACGGCGCAACTGCGGGAACAACTGACTACAACAACCTAAATAACGTTGGTGCTACATTTATGTTTTACATAGATACATTAGCAACTGATGTTCAAATCATAACTGACGGAACTGACAAGTTTACAGGTGCAGCTATGATCGCAGTGGATAATGGAAGTAAAAAAGCTTTCTTCCCTGCAGCAGCAAATGATGTTCTTTCTATGAATGGAACAACAACGGGTGGAATCGTAGGTTCAGTAATTACAGTTACTGCTTTAGAAGCAGCTCAATACTTGGTACACAATACTTTGATCTTAGGATCAGGAAGTATTAGTACACCATTTAGCGATACGTAATAAATAATTAGTGTGGGGCTTCGGCCCCACATGTAAATTTTAGGAGAAAAATTATGACAACATATGGATCAGCTATTGATGGAGTAGCAACCAACGTAACTACAGAAACTAAAACTCTTCAAGTTGGTAGAACTAGAGTATACGGTGTACATGTATCAGGACCAAACGCAGCTGGTGTTTTGGATCTTAAAGATGGCACAGTGTCAAAAGTAAAATTAAATAAAGGTGCTCATATTCATGATATGACAATTAATTTTCCTGTACCAATTTTATTTAAGACTAATTTAAATTCTACGTTCACTACAGAACAAATTACAGCTATCACTGTATTTCACAGTGGCGGAGATAACTCGTAGGAGTCTAAATGGCCAACACTACTTCGGGCACTACAACGTTTGACAAAACGTTTTCGATCGATGAGATAATTGAAGAGTCTTATAATAGACTCGGTCAATTTGACATGAGCGGTTATAATCTAAAAACTGCTCGAAGATCGCTAAACATAATGTTTCAAGAATGGGGTAATAGAGGTCTTCATTTTTGGGAAGTAGCAAATACCAATATTACTTTAGAAACAAATAAAAACGAATATAAAATTTTTAGAGCAACGTCTGATGGTAATTCTGATGGAGTTACCTCAACTTTAACTGCAGCCATAGCCACTACAACTGCAACTGCTGGAATTACTATTGCATCTAAAAATCGTATGCCTGATTCAGGAACAATTAATGTAGGATCTGAAAACATTTCTTACACTGGATTTAGTGGTTTAGAGCTTACAGGGGTAACTCGTGGAGTTAATGGGACTACTGCAGCCACTCACTCAGATGGAGCCGCAATAACTAATTTTGTTAATCAAGCTACAGAAATTTTAGAGTGTTCTTATAGAAATAGTTCTAATGTTGATTCTCCTTTAGAAAAAATAAACAGATCTCAATACCAGGCTTTATCTAATAAAACTTCAACAGGTCAACCCTCACAATATTTTGTTCAAAGATTCATTGACCATGTTTTGATAACAATTTATTTAACTCCAAGTTCTACTCAGAACGGAGACGTTATAAATTTTTATTATGAAAAAAGAATTCAAGATGCAGGGGCTTATAGTAATGCAACAGACGTACCATATAGATTTGTACCTTGCATGGTTGCAGGTTTAAGTTATTACTTAGCTATGAAATATGCACAACCAAGAATACAAGAATTAAAATTAATCTACGAGGATGAATTAGCTAGAGCTCTAGAAGAAGATGGATCTTCAGCTAGTGTTTACATTTCTCCTAAAACTTACTTTCCGAGTATATAATTATGGGTAACACAGCAAGAGGAAAACATGCATTATTTATTTCAGACCGATCTGGTTTGGCATATCCATACACTGAAATGGTTAAAGAATGGAATGGTGCAAGAGTACATACTTCTGAGTATGAACCTAAACAACCACAATTAGAACCTAAACCTTACACTGCAGATCCCCAAGGATTAATGCATCCAAGACCACAAAAATTTAATTTATTAACCGGAGGAGGGGGAGGAATTGTTGCTAATTTAAGTTTACCTGGAGATTTTGCATTTGAAACTATTTCTAATGAAAGTATGGTTCCTGCAAATCCAGATATAATAGGTACTGCAAGACAAGCATCAATAACAGTAGGGAGTGTAACAATTAACATATCATGACATACGACGAATTAAAACAAAAAATTATAGACTACACAGAAGTATCGAGCAACGTATTTACAGATACTATTTTAAATGGTTTTATTAATGACGCTGAATTTAGAATTTTAAGAGAAGTAGATTCTGATAATAACAGAAGATACGTAACCGCTAATTTAATAGCAAGCACAAGATTTATAGATACTCCGACTGATTTATTAATTATTAGATCTGCTCAAATTGTGGACTCTGAATTAGCCTCTGGAGATACAAATCAAAATAGAGATTTTTTACAATTTCGAGATACTAGTTTTATGTCAGAATTTAATCCTACAGCAACCACTGGAGTGCCTAAATATTACAGTAACTGGGACGAGACTAGAATAGTAGTGGCTCCTACTCCAGATCAAACTTATACTATTCAGTTAAATTATATCTTGAAACCAACTGGATTAT